TAATAAACGAACTGCTTCTTCAATTGCAGCTCGCACTGCATAATTTGTGGGTTCATTAACTGCTGAACCGGCTTCAATTTCTAATGCTTTTGTTCCCATATCTAAGAACCGAAATACATCAGCTCCAGATGCGTAACTAGCAATAGTCTTTTCGGTAGCAACACTCAATAATACTTCCCCTGTCTGAACAGAAACAATTCTCATTGCAACTGTTACTTGGTCGGTTCTGTATTGTGTGTCAGCACCAATACCGAAATATCTCGCCCCCATACCACCAGAAGTAGTATTGGAATCATAACCAACAACCCCACCTTCTAACAATAAACCAGCAAACAATAAAGGTTTGAGATTTACTGCACTTTCTCCATCATAAACTTCTCTTGTCGATTTTATAATCTGTCTTTCTTTAACTAGATTATCTAATCCATTCCTTTCAACTACAGTAAACCAAGTTCCATCACCTGCTTTTTGTAGTGCATCAATTACCCAAACATCTGCTCCTTGGGTTACTGCGCTTGATAAATTACTGAACCGTTCACTAGGTTTACGTTGTCCAGTTTTATCAATAAAATCATAAACTGCAATGGTAATCTTTTTACCATCTAGTTTTGGTAGAATTACTAGTTGGTTTTGAATAGGTACACTAGTTACCGCTTTTGCGGGCTCCCAATCTGTTGGATGCATAGTTGCACATCCACTCATCAAAACCATTAATATGATTACGGCAATATTTCTCATTAGAATCCAAAACCAGTTATCGGAACAATTAATTCTGTAAAAGTCCCATCCTCTCCTGTAATTTGTATGGTGATTGTTCCAGACGTTTCATCTTTCACCCAATAAATTGTTGAACCATCTATCTCTGCTGTACCAGAAGTATCACCAGTATCAGTAAACATACTGTCTACCATTTGCTTAGACAATTGTGCATAGATACGAGACTCAACATTTTTAAGAAACTTTTGAATAGTTTCATTTTCTGCTTCTCGTTCAGCACGTCTTGCTTCTGCAGCGGCGTCATCTTCTATTTCTTTTTTACGATTGTGTTGTAGCTGTTCAATACTCAATACATGGGTACTGTAACCATTGCCACTAAATGAGGGGTTATCAAAACCAAAGGTTAAATCGGATGCACTACTCTGCGTTGTTATTATCAGACTTAGTAGACCCACTTTGGTCAAATTCTTTGCTAACTGAACCATATCTTGTCAATATCTCCTTGAGGTCGCCCGTAATAGGCTCCCCTGTCTTTTCATAGTGTTCTAATAACATGGAAAGTTTTGTATTCAATCTTATCATGTCATTATCTAACATTCGGATTCTATCTACTAATGCAATCAGTGTTTTCTGTGCATCCCCAATTACAGGGTCGATTGTTTCAGTTACCCACTTCCATATGAAGAATACAAAGTATCCCATACCAAGTGCGGCAATAACAGGGAAACCAAAGTCTTTAATTGCGTTAACAAACTCAGCCTCCACTAATCTCTCCTTGCATCTTCTTTACCTTCATTCGCAGCTATACGGTCAATGTTTGGTTTGATTTTAAATGCATGACTCATCAAAACATCTATCTTCACCAAATCATTGTTCATAGTTTGCACACGATTATCCAGTGCTTGAATGATGTTCTTTAAAGAATTAACACCGCCCGTCACACCTTTTAATATGAAGCTAATCGTTAGAAACACGAAATATCCTGCCGCAAGAGCGCCAGCAATCGGGAATCCAACATCTTGTATTAGTGTCAGAAAATCCATCTTTTTATTATGTTGGGGAGTGTAACCCAACTCTCTCTCACTCGATTTCTTGTGATAATTATCACCTGTCTATTTAGGTGCCTTCGTATTTAGGCTACCCAAAAGTATATAATTATATATGAAAATGTGTTGTGCAAGAAACAAAAAAAAAGGGTCAACACCGAAATGTTAACCCTTTCCCCAATCCTAAGATTGTACTCTACTACTACCTGGCCCTTTCAGTGTGAATCCAATTCAACCACCAAGGATACATCGTCCAGTATACCTTATTCCACGTTACTCGTTAGCAAGTTTCTCAAAGTACGACATTGCATCGTCATCATCATTACTTGAAGCAGAGAATGGTGCGGTTTGTGGTTCTGGTGTTGGAGTAGACGCTGGTGGAGTAAAATCCACAGTATCTTCTTCAACAATCGCTGCAGCTGTTTTCGCAGTTGCAACTGTTCCAGACAAAACGGCATCTAGTCTTGCTTTCAACTCATCATATGATTTGAAATTACTAGGAGCTGTGAAATCAGCGAGTGAATGACATGAACCATAGATTTTCTCTAGTTCTTCATCCGTTGGTTTTAGTTGTACCGGCTTGTCAAACTCTGACTTATCATAGTTCCAATATCCGTCAACCTTACGAATTTTCAGTTTGAAGTTCGCACCTTCCCATAAATCAAATGGGTTGATAGGAGTTTCATCTGCAAATTCTGGTTGCATTGATTCCATGATTTTGTCATAGATTTTCTTACCATAACGGTACAGCATAACCTTACCATTGTTTTCTGGATTCATTGTATCCTCAACAACGTAGATGTTTGAGTAGTATTGCAATTTACGTTTCTGTTTCCTTGCAATCTCTTTGTCTGACTCTACACCAGAGTTCCACAATGCAGAGTTATACTCTGACACAGGGTCATTCTGATTCATAGTAGTCAAAGAGTTCTCAATGTACCACTGTCCAGTAGGGCCTTGGAATGCATGATTCCATAAACGTACCCAAGGAAGTTCCTCACCAGTTGGTGCAGGCAAGAATCTGATTACGGCATAACCGTTACCCGACTTGTCTACAACAGGTTTCCACAGACGTTCATCTGTATAAGACTTCTTTTCTGTGTTGGGTGTTGCGTCCTTTTGGACTTGTTGTAACAGTTTATCCAGACTGTTCTGGTTTCTTAGTGCTGAAATTGACATATATTTTCTCCGTATGTTTTTCGTATGTTAAAGTATTTCACGTTATTCATTATATAACATTATTTATAATACATTAAAAGGGCCATGAAGTCAATAGTTTTTTGAAATTATAATGACTTTAATAATGGAAAGACTTTTGCAATCTCTAATGCACATTTCTGTGCAACTTCCATATGCTCTTTTTGTGTTCCGTTCTCAGAACGTAACTCAATATAATGTACCCATGAACGTAATGTACCATTCATGTAAAGTCGTGTCTTAGTCAAACCTTCTGGTAAGACAGCACGTGCTTGTTCTTTTGCGATACCATTCTCAATTGCCCATTCGTAGCATGCTTTCGCTTGATTAATGATACCATGTTGTCTACGTCCCCATTCAGTAATCAAGTCTTGCATCTTTGCATTCTCTTGAATAGATGGGTCATTTTCAATCTCAATTGAATTTTGACGATTTTGTGTATCCTGTAAACGACATTCTCTAATCACCATTTCATTACCCATTGCAGATGGTTCTGCATATCGTTGACTAAACTCTTGGAAAGAAAATGAACGATGTCGAACAATCTGATGTGCAATGTCTCTGGTTGTCTCTACTTCTAAGCAGACGCTAACCATCTCCAATGGTGACCAATGCTTGTGTTTACATAGATATCGTATGAGTTTTTCACTCGTTTTGTGTGTGGCTTGATTCGATGGATTGGAGACACGGGCGCAATACGCCACGAGTTCCTGTAAGTTGTCACCGACATAGAGTTCTCCTTCTTGTGGTTGACTATATGATATAAGTCGTGCTGTAGTTAGCATTCTATTTATTCCTTGTTCTTCAGTCACCATCATTATCCTTTTTTAGTGTTTCAAAGTCCCAACCAACTTGGTTGAGTACTAGAGGAAAGTCATAAATCACTTCTTTGATTTTGCCATTAACTATTGTTTCAATTTTCCACTTAGTGTGTGACAGTCTTGTTGTTTTCATAACATCTCCGTATCAATGAAGCAGTTTTATATCATGCTTAGGATGTTCGTCTTAGGTTGTCCGTTGAGTACGGTAACGTGGACGATGTGATGTTGGTTTGATATTTGCAATCTCTTGCAAACGCTGGGTAACTTCTGCATCACGTTTTTGCAGTTCTGCATTGTCCCCTTCCAACACCTTCACACGAGTGACTAGTTCTTGCACTTTTGCATGGAAAAAGTCTCGTTCCCGAATGAGTTCATCTGACATTAGAATGTCTCCTTTATCAGCTTGAGTAGTTGCGATTTACATTTCTCTTTATTATATGAGAGAAACACTCCGTACTTGACGATTGCTCGTCTAACATCTGGCCAAATTAAATCATCTTTTAAGTCCTCATCATGCTGTTTGACATATGATAGTAAACCTTGCAGTATCACCATCGTTTCTAATCGTATCCTCTTTGCGAGGAAGTTCTTTAATAATACACTATGTTGTCCACTTTGGCAAGAGAAAATTGACTCAAAATCTTCAACTTGTGCAAATAATAATGACATATCATTTAGAAAGT